GTGGGTTCTAAAAAAACACTATGCAAAAAGATTGCCGCCTATTCAACACGCCTTTGGATTGTTCGATACTGATAATATCCTGCAAGGAATTGTTACTTATGGAACGCCTGTTAGTAGTACATTAAGGGATTTGTGGGATAACAAATATAAGTTGATGGAGCTGAACCGACTTGTAGTAAATGAAGGACTTGAAAAAAATGTACTTTCTTTTTTAGTTGGTCAATCATTTAACCTAATGCCTAAACCAATGGTTTTAGTTAGCTATGCAGACACTTCAAAAAACCATCACGGATATATCTATCAGGCTACTAACTGGCTTTATACGGGGCTTTCAATTCCTTTTAAAGACGTTGCCGTAAGAGGATTAGAAAACCAACATCATTCAACTATTGAGGACTTGGTAAGAGGTAAGGAAAACAGAACCCAGGCTTTAAAAGAAATGTTTGGTGACCGACTATACTATGTTGAAAGGCCTCAAAAACATAGATACTTTTACTTTATTGGTAACAAAAAAGAATGTAAGGAAATGAAACAGATGCTACCATACCAACTAGAACCATATCCGAAAGGTGATAACATTAGGTATGACGCAAGTTACAAACCTACTATTCAGACTGCACTTTTCTAGTTACCCTAGTGCGGTGGGTTTTTTCTTTAAAGTTTTAAAAATGAAGCAAAATATAAAAACAATTTTTTACAAATGGCACAAACTTGGTGTTATCAACAGTATGCCGGGCGGGTGGGCACACAGGGAAGTATTGGCCTCCGTGCCTCCCTGTGTGTTTGAGGAGGCATATTGTTGATAATGAGTGGATATCAGCACCTATAACCGTAATTACGGATATTTCGCAGGTTTTTCTACCGGATGCGTATATCTTGGTCTATGGCTAACACAGGTTAAAAGCGTCATTAAAAGGAATAACGCAAGGAATAGATAGATTAACCAGGCTTGCCAGCGTTTCATTTCTTCCTGATTTGAAAGATTAATCCCACAACAATTAAGATAAAAAATATTACTACAAAGATCCATTCCATCATTTGCATCGTGCTAAGCGTAGCTTTTGAAGTTCTTTGCTCATCTCGTTAATGATCTGTTTCACGATTAAAGAATCCCCGTTCATTTCAACCGTGTAATGCTGATTTAAAACTATGTTAGGTTTCCCTTTGATCTTATCGAAATCAATAGTGTTGACAGCGTCCGGGCATTTAAGGCTTACAATAGGGGCAGGACATTCTAATTTAATATCTTGACGTGTGGCACGTTGGATTCCGATCATCGCTCCTATGCCTAATACAAAGGCAATCAGGTATGGTAATACTTTAATTATTGCTATCATAATTATTTATTAAACCAGTCTATGATTCCGTCATTATCTTTATCATCAATCCAGATGAAAAGTATTTTAGCAGTAACAGCGCAAGCACCGAAAGCTATGAATACCCAATACGGTGCGTGTTCAAATCCTGCTGTGGTTATTCCAATCCCACCAATAAGTGAAAGAGTTTGTTCGCCTTTTTTCCAAAATTCTGTTTTATGAAATATGCTCATATTATTTTATTTACCACTCTAAACCGTTTGCCTCCCAACTTTTCGGGTGTGGGTGATCTTTCCATACTCCGCCCTTACCAAAATATTCAGGACATACATCTATGTGAATAAAGCTTTGACCCGCTTTGATATACTCTGAATATCCTATCCTTACTTTCACACCTACCTCTTTAGCTGCCTGCCTTACCATAGGCACATTAGAAAGAGTTTCGGCAACACTGTCGGTGTCACAGTCAGCAGCTAAGAAGTACTCGTGTGGGCTAACCTGAGCAGCCCTGAAACCAGCCTTAATAAGTTCCTGCTGTTTCTTCCGGTCCCGGTTCAAAGAGTTTAAAATTACCGGCTTGCCTTTGATTTCACGGTAACGGTTTAACACTTTAAAAAGTGGTTCACATAAAACGACTTCACCATATAGTGCAATGTCTTTCTGAAACCGATCTTCTGAAATAGAAAAGTATTTACCTATCTTAGGTTCGTTGTATTCTACTGTATTGCCGTCTGATTTAAGGAGGTAGATCATGAATTAATTATTAAAACCATACCAATAAAAATAATTATATTATAAAGTACATGATAGAGTAATTCAAAAATGTTTTTATAATCATTCTGAGTTTCATCAAATGGTTGAAATGTTGTCCTGTTGATAAACAACATAAAGCTATAAAATGGTATTAGGTATTTCTTCATAACAAAGCTATTTCAGTATCAATCCTTGCCAGTAACCAGGTCTTTCTTGCGGCTGTGTAAATTGCCGTAGTTGCTACCGTGTTAGCCCTGCTTCGTGCCGCTCTCAAATGACCTGCTAAAAGCATAACAACTACTCCCTGCAAAGTGGTAAGTAATGTGTCCATATTAGCCGCTGTTAGTCCCTGTGATTTCATTGCCGCTAATAAATCATCAATCACTAACCTACCCTGTTTTTCTTCTTTGAATTGCTCTATTCCATTTAGTTCGCCCTGAGTAAAATAAGAATCAAAACCATCTAATACAGGAACGGTAAAATATTCTACGTTTTCAGGTATAGCATAGGCGGTTGTTCCTGAAACAAACTTACCGTCCAATGAAGCCGCATTAAAAACACGTTCACAAACATCTTGCGCTTCCTGTGAAGTGTTAAATTTAATATATCGCATATTTTGAGTTAAGCCTGTCTGATAATTGTAAAACCTTTGTTGAATCCAGTATATTATTGAAAATAATAACTTCAGCTATTTTACCAATCAAAGCTCGCGCTGTTGAGTTTGCATATCTTCCTATTAAATCGATTGGTCCATTATAAACATTATTAGTTCCGGTTGCCTCAGAAACTCCGTTTACTAATATTTGATTAGGAGTTGCTATAATAATTTTAACTGAACTTGAATCAGTTGTGCCCTGAAAATAAGTTGTTTCGTTATTTGTTATAAAAAACCCAGTAATCGCTGCAATACTACCACCAAATCCAATCCCATTAACGATTATGCTGTTTCCTAATATTCCATTTCTGTCATTAAGGGAGTCGTAATTGGCAACAATAGCGTAAGTGACATTTGTTCCATTTAAAAATGTTGGTGATTGCATAAATCTTGCATTAGAATAAAAATCAACAACAGGGAGATTATTATATGATGCCGAACTTGAGACTAATCTTGGTTGATTTGCAGCCGTTGCTTGTAAAAAACTAAACCCCATTATGCGATCTGTCCATTTAGTTACCGCAGCTAAGTCCGTCTGTGTATTCAGTCCATAAGCAGCATCGAGCCAAAAATTACAACCACTAAACCCATACGCTTCACTATTCATCTGAAAATTCAGATTTGGAAATGTATTGAAATGATTACGATTAGTTTTAAAAGATTTGAACATATCAGTTAAATTCGCCTATTCCTGCGGTTACAACGCATGAACTCGTGGCTGTTGTAATTCCAACTTTTAATTTCTGACCTGACTTTAGCTGAAGGTCATTAAAATAAAATATAGCCTCTGCACTTGCCACCGTTGCACTTGATGTTATTGCGCTATAAGTAGTTTCGGAATAGAGATAATTATCAGCATCAGATGTATCTGTTACCCAAATTAAAGCAGTTCCCGCGGTGCTTGTTCCTTCAAACTTGAATTTTACCCATGTAACTTTTGTCCCGTCAGTATCAGCCGTTCCAAGTGTGTTAATGTTTGTCGTTGTGTCTCCGGTTTTATCGGTTGTTGTTGCTGTGATGCGATTAACCCAAACTTCTGGGGTTAATGCAAATACAGGTTGGAAATTTGTTGCTATGGCTTTAAAGATGCGCTTACTTTACTCACGCTCTTCCTCTTTTTAGATTCGTACTTATTATTTAATATTCTACTAATGTTACTTGGATCACAATTGATTTGGAGGGCTATTTCTTTTTGCTTTAACCCATTTTTATACATTTCAAATACTTTGATTTTATCAATTTTAGACTTACCATCATTATGTGCTTTTATTTTACCTAATTGAAAATTTTTAATTCTAATTTCGGATAACTTTTTACAAGTATCCTTTGAATGTTTTTTACCTTTGTGATTTGAAGGTTTACCTTTTCTTGTTTCTGAAAATCTTTTTTTTGTTTCTTCTAAATGCTTTTTACCAAAAAATGGATTACCCTCACCCTTCATTAAAATTTTTAATCTTTCTTTATGCTCTTTTGAATGTTTTTTGTCTTTCATTGGAGCAACACCACCTATTGTAGAATTAACCAACTTAGCCCCAAAAGACTTAAATAGTTTTATATAATGTATCTCTTTTTTATTTGCTTCTTCCCTTGTATAACATTCATCTATTAATTCAATTTTTGGAATTAATCCGTTTGCCAAAAGTGATTTTATCCAACTGTTTTTATAACATGGTTTACTTTCTTTTAAATGCTCTCTATAACGCTTATAAATATTAAATTTTGTTTGCCCTATGTATCTTATAGAATCACCTTCTTTTAAACCATATATTTTAAATGTTGCCATTTAGTATGAGTTAAATAGATATAATCTTGATCCTACGCTTGCTACGTTTGCGCCTGTGTCTATATAAGCCTTAACCGATTCACTTGAAGGAATAGCCGTTGCGCTTGCTGTGGCCATTGAATCATCATCTATGAAAGTATAAGGAGTATCTAAGTTTTTGCTTGCGTCTGTTGTTACGAAACGTGAGGCAGTTTCTCCGTTTAGAAGTATAGCGTCTACGGTTAGTTTGTTAGTCGTTTTATCGTAAGTGAAAGCCGCCTCGCCCCCGAAAGCACCGCCATCATTATACTGGACGTTAGTATCTGCACCTCCTGGGCTACCGCCTCCGCCCGTTGAACTTATTATCGGATTAGCCGGGTCTGTATTATCTACTGTGATATTAGTACCCGCTACGATAGAATTAACAATACCACCGCCAGGCGTTAGTACCACTATACCACCTTGTAATATTATGTTATCAAATCTGAAACCTGTTGCGTTGTTTCCTTTTAAAGAAAAGTTTACCGTGTCGAAAGTAGAACTTGTAAAAGTAAATTCACTTAAAGGAATAACGATTAACTGATAACCTGAAACATCTGTACGGTCAAAAGCATAGATTCCATTGGTAACCGTAAAAGCAGAACTAACAGTCGAAGTCCCATTTTTAAAAGTTACAATCCATCCTGTCGAAGAAAGGAATTGCGCCTTTAATTTAACGTAGAATTTTAAATACCCGTAATCGGAAATCTGATGCGTTGAACCGTCAACAAATCTGATATATTGTCCATTGGTGAAACTGCCACAACTAACGTCTTTTGTTCCCGCGAAAGGATCGGTGGTATTATTAAAATCTACCGTCCCGTTATCGCTCGATCCGGTCCATTCGGTGTTTTCTAAATAGACATTTTCGTCTGTTACCAGAGTAGGAACAAGCGTATTTGCTTCAATAAATATTGAAGTGATTTCTAACTGTGTAAGAGTGTCAACAGTAGGCTTAACCGGAGTCGCAGCAGGTGTGCCTGTGATCTTTATAGGGCCGGTTAAATCGACTGCGAATAAATCAATTCTGTCATTAGTAACGTCAGCCGCGTCTAAGGTAATCGAAACTAACTCAGAGGGAGATTGAACGCCCTGGATATAAAATACCGGAGTGAAAACATTAAACGTTAAACCAGACCCACTCCATACAGCATAAGGCTTTCCTAAGAACCCGGACGTAGTATCTTCACCACCGCCTCCACCGCCAGCACCATCACCCCACTCGACTGCGAAGTCAGAGGCGGAAGATTTCTGTAATACCTGACCTGCGTTGCCGCCAGCCGGGATTCCTATTTTGGTTGGTCTTGCCATTTAGTGCCACAGATAAACTGCGATAATTCCAACTACAAAACCTATAATCGTACTCATCAATATCACGCCTTTCCAATGTCCTTGGCTTGTTGCGCGCCAGTTTTCCAATTCCCGGACTCTGCCATTTGTTATAGTTGTCTGAACTAATATCTTTTGAAGCTGTTCTTTAATGTCATTATTGTCATGTCTGATACCTTCAAACTGACTATTGATAAGTTTCTCAAAGTATTCAGGGACTTCCATAACTACCAGTTTATAGAAAAAGTCGCAGTACCTAAAATTCTGATCTCTGAATTAATAGGGTCGAAAGTAAGAAAGAATTTATCCTGCTGGCCCGCTGTTGAGTTTGACCAGGTAGTGTAACTACCCAAAGCGATTACCGGACTGAAAACAGTTTCCTGAGGTTGTACGGTAGCCTGCAAAGAACCGCTTCTTAGAGTGATGGCAACGGTAACGAGACCTGGAGCATCGCCTTTTATAGTGATTCCTGTTTCTGTGGTTGTGCTGGTAACGGTCGCCCCGTTAGCGTATGCGGTTGGTATTGCCATTATTCGTTTGTTATGATTGACTTATTAACTTTTATCAGTGAATCGCTTTTCTTGTCTATTGAAGAAATCGCAAATCCGAAAGACTGCTTACAGGACTGTTCCCATAACGGGAACTTTGTAGCGTCCCTGTCTTGTGCAAGATTCAGGTAGTTTACCATCCGGTTTTTATATCTTTCGGCTGTCTCCTTTACGTTCTTTTCAAAAGAATAAAGCTTCACATCTGAAAGAACTGAACTGTTTTCATCGTTAAACTCCCTGATACCCGTAGGGGTCGCCTCAGCACCTGCAAACTTTAAGTAGTAGAAATATGTCTGCCAGGCAAGAAAGTCTCTTACATGGTCATTGTAGAGCGTTGTATTATCCGCTGTGAAAGATGAAGGATATTGACTAACGATTTCTTCATAGAACTCCGGCCCTAAAACCTGTTCAAGTTCCTGCTGTGCCATTTTCAAAACCTGATTGTACTTTTTATCATCTGTATTCAGAGACAAAAAGCATTCAGTGTTCAGGTAGTCTAAATCAAGTATCAGTGTCATTCTTCTTCCGGGGTTACGAGCCAGGCAGCCAATTCTTCTTCTGTGAATCCGAAACTTGAAAGCATCTGCTTAGCCTGTTCGTATGTTAAGCCCTTTGTATTGGCAGGGTCAACTTTTGACAGGTTGTAACGGCTTACAATCTTCTGGATTTTATTTATGTCTGAAATCTTTAAGTTCTTAAGAGCCTCGTTTCCGGTTTGAACAGGTGCAATCGGTTGACTTGTAACCGTGTCAATCTGAACAGGTAATTGACCTGGCCCCAGGTCTCTGAATAATTTAATGTTAGAAAAATTCGATTTAACATATTCGCCTTTCTCCTGGTCATTCATCCACTCCCAGACCTTATCGTTAATCTCTACCTCCATCGTAGTAGGTGAGTATTGAACAATCTTAACTTTTTCTTCGATGGGCGTTTCAAGATTTGGAAGCAGGACGTTGTTATAATATATTTCAAGCTGCGATCTGAAATAAGCAGTTCGGGCTTGCATCATTTCAACTGCTTTCTTAAATGAATCCCCGTCTGAGCCTAATGAACTTGCCTGCTGTGGTAAGTTTGCAAGTATTGCCGGTGTGCTTGTGGCTATCGTGATACCTCGAATAATGTCGGTAAACGTTCCTTGTAATAGGTCCGCATTTGTGTTAGTAGGAAATTGTTGAATCTTCGCGCTCGAGTCGGCATTTTGTGACCATAGAACCATCGCCGTGCCTGCTTTCCTTGCGCCTGAGAATGATTCAGACATCATTTCGTTGAACTCTTCGCCTACAGTCTTAGTAGAACGTGTACGTTTTACGCCATCCTCGCCCACGTAAGTTTCCTGATATTTCGGATTGGTAGAATAATCTGACGGGTTACCGATGACGTTTAAAAGAACCGATTGAAAAAATCCATTTTCTAAATTCTCGTTATGAAAATCTTGTAGTTTTCCGTCTGCTTTTATCCACTTTTCACCGCTCCAGTATTTTGGCATCGGATAGAATCGGTAAATCGGAGAGGTAGTTCCAAAGTAATACACCTGACCGGGGAAATCTTTCTTCATTTCCTTCATGTAGCCGGTCACATTTTCCAAGTCATGTAAAGGATAAGTACGGGTAAACTCCTGCTTAAATTCAGTAGTACCCCAGAAAGGATTGTATTTTATGTATTTTATATCAGGATCTGAGTCGTGTTGAGGTTTAACAAAGCGTAGATTCTCGATAGCGATGTAGTAAGCGTTCGTAATCCGGCCCTCTGAATTGAACTTGTGATTAACCGCAAAGCCATCCAGGTAAGCGCAAATATTAGCTAACTGATAGTGAAGTTCTAAAAGCGTTTGCCCGTTCTTATTAATTACTAAACTCTCAAGATTCTTATTAGAAAACCCGTCACCTTTGATGAAATCGGCCTTTATGTTTAAACATGAAGTAGTTACAGGGCTTTCGGAAACCGCTTTAATGATCTCTAAAGGTGTAGAATCTGACGGCCCCCAGATAATAGTATCCTCATCAAACCGCTTGGAGGCGATTGTAGATTCGGAGCGTTCAAGTGCCTTGGGTCTTATGCGAAAAGTTGCAGGACGCGGCCCGGTACTTTTCCGATTCTTTGGTTTCCTCACATTGCAAAATTACCCCTCAATGCAAGGAAAATATTTATTTAGTGAGGTTTTGCTTCACCATTATTTTTATACATTTGTTCATGCTTTCGTCCATAGAAAAAATAAATTTAAGATTCTAATATCACCAAAGGTTTAGCGGACATTCCTCATCATCAACCCTGGACTTCATAGGTATAGGACATCCGCATTCACCGCAAACAAATAATAAACGAGACGGGCAAGTTTTACACACAGCCCGTCTTTTTTTTGCCTTTGGTGAATCCCAGAAGATCAGGACTAAGAACCAACCCGTAAGGATGTGTTTAATCTTTTTCATAAGTTTTACATTGCAGGTAATACTGAAACCATTCCCTAACCCTGCGGTCATCATCGTAATTGTAATGACTGCCTAACCCCAACTGTTTATTCAGATACCCCATCCGTTTACGGTACATCGCATGACGCTTTACCATGCGTTCAGGTCCACCAATAGCCCGGTAGTGGAATAGTGTCAATGTTTCGTTTGAATACCTTACATCCCCCTTAGGATCGCAGGAATGCGCACCGTAGGCATAGTTTATCTCTTGTATATGTTTAGGGCTAAAGATTACCGATTTAGAATAGTTGTTATCAGGTATTCCTGTAAGGATTTCGGAATAACTTTCTTTCGGCATCTCATGAGAATAGATGTTAAAACCTTGCGTTTTAAAGATCGTGCAGTCTGTTTCGGTAGGTGGCTCTAAAATCTCATCCGCATCTACAATAATCACAAAGTCGGCTTTCGATTTCTTCCATGCGCGGTTTTTTATTTTGAGGTATTCGGCATCGTTTAACTCTCCTTTCCTTCCGAAGGTCATAACATTGGCCCCTAAATGTTTAGCGAGTTCGGGCGTGCCGTCATCTGAAAAGTTATCGAATAAGGTAACCTGTGAACAAAAAGATTGATAGTGTTTGATTGTTAAGGCTATCGTTTCGATTTCATTCCAGCTTATGATAATTGCCTCAATATTCTTTTCTTGCATCCTTCGTAAGTAAACATTTCCCAAACTTCTTTTAGTCTATTTTGCTTGTAGGCTATTTCTTCCGGTGTAATCGCTCGCAATATTTTGTCAATGTGTAGTACTTGTTCGGGTTTAATCAATACACCGTAATCAAACACCTCGTTATGTGGCAGCATGAAATGATCGGAAATGTATACGGGAATACTTTTGAACTCAACCGCTTCTTTTAACCTGAAGGAAGTAGGCCCGTAGCCCCTCGGAGCTAATGTAAAAACAGACCTGGCAAGATTAAGACAATATGATTCTATCGGCAAAGGAGATGTAGAACAAAGATAACCGGCTTTCTTTGCAATGGGCAAAAGTTCTTTCCTTATCGGGTGCGTTAATGCGCCCATGAAATTGCAAAATATATCTCTTTGAACTGTGAACGAATAGGGGTGCGGTTGCGCTGTTAATGGTAAAGGATAATCATAATGCCCGCCTCCCATGCCAAAGATTTTTAAATCAATTCCTGAAACATCGTTTAGTATCCCGTCATCATACTGGCATAAACTGTAATAGCTTTTAGATTTATCAAGACTATCTATATAATCCTGTAAGCGTTGCATTGCCCGTCTGTCGTTACCGTAGTTATTGTTCACGTAATAACCTGTGAAAAATACAGGCAGGTATTCACGCTCTGTTTCCTGTGTAACGTTATACAGATAGTCTTTGTAATACCACTCCTCCAGGATTTGAAAATTATTGTGAGGATATACGACTTTAATATGCTGACGAAATTCTTCCGGTACTTGTATCATTGTCTAATTGCTAAAATGTCACCCCAGTTCCATTGCTTAAAAATCTTTTGTTCTACTATCTTAAAACCCATAGCCTTTAAATACTTTTCTATTTCAGGAAGCAAAGCACAACCTTCGTAAACGTAGTTAGTGTTCACCTCTAAGTAGACGTATTTGAATTGACTTATTCTCGCACCTAATCCTTTTAAAGCAAGCATCTCGGCCCCCTGGATATCTGCCACAAACATATCTAAGTCATTACCAAAGTCAATCAGTTCACTGTTATCCAAAAGCGTGTCGAGTCTGATAGTAGTCATGCTATGATCTTTCACATAATGAACTTCTGGATGTGCTGTTTTATGTGTTCCTAACTCAAGAAAAGAACTGCTTTGCGCCTCGTTGTTAGATTCGTGAAAAGTAACCGTTTCACCGTCTGATTCACTAACACACGCTCTAATTGCTATCTGATCAGGATACTTTTGAATGTGCATCAAAAGCTTCTCGTAGATGTGTGGCAGGGCTTCAATCCAAACAACTTTTTTAGTGTGCTTGTTATACGCTTCTGCTTCCTGGCCTGTATTCGCTCCAACGTGCAAGATGCCTTTAGGAGCTCCGTATTTACGGACTATCGTATCAAATTCAATCAGCATTTTTGACTTGGTTTAAAATCCACGAATACGTCTTAACCATACCATCATAAAGAAAAGCAGACGGCCCCCATCCTAACTTTTCGTGAATCAAAGTATTATCCGAGTTCCTACCCCTTACGCCTTGTGGCCCTTCGATGTGCTTTAAAGTAATTTCCTTTCCTGCTATTTTAGCAACCATCAAAGCTAAGTCGTTAATGCTTATCATCTCATCCGATCCTATGTTTACAGGGCCGGTAAAGTCTGATTCCATTAACCTTCTTACTCCTTCTATGCATTCGTCTATGTAAAGAAATGAACGGGTCTGTTCGCCATCACCCCATATTTCAATTTCACATGGGTATTTATCAAAGTCTCTTATAATTGCGTTATGCGGTGGCCCTTTTGGTTTTGCTTCTGCTACCTTTCTACACATTGCAGCGGGTGCTTTCTCTTTACCACCTTTCCAAGTTCCTTCCGGCCCGAAGATATTGTGAAAGCGAGCGATACGCACATTCAGGCCATAATTCCTTTGGTACGCTAAAAATAATCGCTCGCTAAATGCTTTTTCAAGACCGTAGTCAGAGTCAGGATTTAACGGGTAAGCATCTGATTCTTTTAATCCCGTGTTATTAGTTTCACCTTGTATTTCCTGTGGATACATACAGGCAGATGAACTATAAAATAATTTACCCTCAAACTTCTGTTTACGCAAAGCCTCTGCCATGTTTAGATTTATCAAAGCAGAATCATGCATTATTATAGCATCATTATCTCCAGTAAAAACAAAACCAGCCCCGCCCATCATACAGGCAAAATTATAAACCTCATCAAATTGAAACTGTTCTTCAAATGCACCTGGAAGAAATGAATATTTCTTTTGCCTGTTTAGTCTTAGTGTTGATTCTACTATTGATGAATCACGAAGATCGCCTAAGATAAATTCATTACAGAAATCAACCGGCCCAAACTTATACTGTTCAATATCTACACATCGAACCCAGTAACCCTCTGACATTAAACGTTTACCCATCCAATGCCCTATAAAGCCAGAACCGCCTCCGATATAAGCAGTTTTAACGTGTTGCATATTGTTCTTTTTTTAATCCTTTATTCCATGCGACCTGTGCGCCTTTTAGTCCTTTGTTCCACGTTGGCTTTCCTTTGTGTGATTCGCTTGCTCTTTTTCTTGCCTCATCATTTGGTTTGCCATTCCATCCGGCACTTTTAAGATTTAAAAGTTTATACCCTAATTGTTTATAAACCTCAAAAAAGAAAGCCTCATGATAGTCTAAAACTGTTCTGTCTGAATCATCATTAAGTAAATGAAGTATCTTAAATTCGTGTTGATCGTATCCGTATTCTTTAAGGCTGTCATAAACCTTTCTTTGATTCTTACAAGTTAATGTTTTATACCTGCTTTTTCTATTTATCGGATCGGTTGTTTGTCCAATATAAACAGAATTATCAGGCGCAAACAATCCGTAAATGCACTTGAATTTATTTCTCTTTCCCATTATAATTCGTAAATATAAGTGATAACAACTTTATGGTTCTCCATCTTCATAGACTCATAAGCCTTTTCTAAATTAACAGCTTCAACTCTTCGCGTGCCTATGTCAATTCTCTGAGTTATTCCCGATGTTATACGGTAAATCTCATAGGTAAAAATCCAGGCTTTCAAAGATGGTTTAGGTTCAAATTTCTTGCTTTCTGATTTCATTTCATGCGTTTTAATTTGTCCATAATTGTGTTAAATAAGTTACCAGTCTTACGGTTATGTTGCTGGTAATGGCTCCCTTCCTGCCTGACTTCGTGTTTAATTCTATGGTTATAAATCAATCCTTCAAGAACATGAAAAGACCGGCCTGATTCTAACCAACGAAAGTTCTGATAAATGGTATCGGCTGTCCACGGTTCTATTGAACCATCCCACACCTTCAGATAGTTATCCCTGTGGACAAAGTAGTTCATGGTATTTATAAGGCAATCAAACCGCTTCTGACCAACGAAAGAAGCTACATTACTCTTTGTTATTGTCTTATTTG